AGCAGCATACTGGGCTAATAAGGAGAAATGGTAATGCCTAAAGGATTATACGCAAACATTCATGCTAAACGTAAACGCATTAAAGCAGGTTCTGGTGAACGTATGAGAAAAGTAGGTAGTCCTGGTGCGCCTACTGCTACAGCGTTTAGAAAGGCTAAAAAAACTGTAAAGAAAAAGGCTAAGTAATGGAAGATACCAGTCAACAGCTAGGTAGGCTACAGGCTCAGGTAGAGTCTTTACAAAGACAGATGGAAGAACTACGCATAGACGTTAAGTGTATGTCTGATGTTGTTACTAAGTGGAAAGGTGCTGGTGCTTTACTGCTTATACTAGGTGCTTCACTGGGTTGGTTAGTAGATGCTATCGCTAGACGGCTATAAAAAGTACTTGACTTTATTGTCAATATGTGGTATATTCTTTTTACAAGGATGCACCGCTTTGGGTTTAGCTAAAGCTGTATTGCCAGGTAAATCTGGTACTAATGTTAATGCTAATGCTCAGGTAGGAAAAGAGAACACACAGCAGGTAGTAGGTCAACAAGACAACACCAAGATCGAAGGTGAGAATGTTAATGTTAGTCAGAAGGAAAACGACACCAGCATTAACACATCTAAAGTAGATAGCTTAATACAAAATAATACTAATGTACCGATGTGGTACTTATTGTTGTTGGTATTAGGGTGGTTACTTCCTAGTCCACAAGAAATATGGAATGGGTTCATCGGATCAATCGAAAGAATAATTCATGGCAAGAAACGTAACATCCATAATAAAGAGACATAACTTAGATACAAAAGTCGATATGTATACTGTCCCAGCAAAGAACACTGCTGAGATACATATGATTTATATCTTAGCTACTGCTGGTAATGCAGATGCTGATCTGTATTGGTACGACAGTCACTCAGCAACAGAGTATCCGTTAGCTCATGCTAAAGCATTACAAGCTACTAACGGTGAGTATTTGTTATTAACCGATTTACAAATAGATTTAAAAGAAAACGACATACTAAGAGTTCAGAATAGTGACACAGCAAGTACAATTACTTACATGGTTAGTATGAATTTAGCACCATCAATTGCAACACAATTTCATTCATAGGAGATAGATATGCCAGGATACGGATACGGTAAGCCAATGAAGAAGAAGAAGAAACCAGTAAAGAAAAAGAAGTAATACCTAATAGCAAGAAAACCAAAAGGTTTAGATAATGAACTACTTAGATTTAGTTAATGATGTACTAATAAGACTTAGAGAAGATGAGGTAACTGCTACAACAGATACTCCGTATTCTAAACTTATTGGTAAGTTTGTTAATGACGCTAAAAGAACAGTAGAAGATGCGTATCAATGGAATGCTTTGTCTGAAACATTAACAGTAACTACTGCTAATGATTTGTTTAACTATGTCATGACAGGATCAGGTCAACGATTCAAAGTGATTGATGTTATAAATAGTGAAGATAATTTTTTCTTAGAGTATATGCCTTTTAGTCAGATGAACAATTTGTTTCTTAATCAGACACCACAAAAAGGTTCTCCTTATTACTATAACTTTAACGGTGTAGACGTTAACAACGATACACAAGTTGATATCTTTCCTATTCCTGATGGTGTTTATAACGTGTTCTTTAACATCTATAAACCACAAGCATCATTAAGTGCTGGTGCAGATCGGTTAGTTGTGCCTTCTGAACCTGTTCTTAAATATGCTTATGCAATGGCTGTAGCAGAACGTGGTGAGGATGGTGGACTAGCAGCACAAGAAGCTACTGCACTAGCTGATTTATCTTTAGCGGATCATATAGCTATTGAGAATGGTAGATACAGTGACGAATATGTTTGGCATCAAGTCTAATGGCTGGAAGATTACAATCATCGACAATATCAGCACCAGGTTTTCTTGGTGTTAATACACAAGAGAGTAGTGTTGATCTTGCATCAGGCTACGCATTAGAAGCATACAACTGTGTTATAGATAAGTTTGGTCGTATAGGTGCTAGACGAGGTTGGCAGAAAGTAAACAGTTCTACTAACTCTGATCTATTGACAAACGACATTGAGTTTATTTATAACATACCTGAGACAGATGTAACACTATGTGCTGGTAATAATTTAATACTGTCAAGAGCTAGTGGTGCAAGTACATTAGTTACTGAAGTAAGTACTACAGTAGCTGACGCAGCAGGAACAAGTACAACAGCATACAGCATCACAGGTAATAACTGGATGGGTGCTAGTATTGTATTCGGTGAAGGACCAGATATTAGTCCTCATGCTTACTTAGCACAAGCAGGTCATTTGCCTTTGGTCTATCACAAACTAGGAGCTAGTCATGCACACACAGGTGCTTACGGTTTTAATTTACTTAGTGACGCTGGCTCAGTACCTACCACCTATGCTTCTGCTAGTGATTTTAAGCCTAATGTAGTTATAGGAGCTTATGGTAGAACATGGTGGGCTGACATTGTTAACGATAAACAGACACTTTACTTTAGTGCATTACTAGACGGTACTAACTTAGCAACAGGTGACTCAGGTTATTTGTCATTGATTGATGTGTTTCCTAATGGAGACGAGATAGTAGGACTAGCAGCACACAACGGTTTTTTAATTATATTTGGTAGAAGAAACATTGCTATTTATGCTAACCCTATTGATGTAACAAGATTAGAGTTAGTTGACTTAGTAGCTAACGTAGGTTGTATTGCTAGAGATAGTATTGTCAACACAGGTACGGATGTTATGTTTTTGTCTGACACAGGCGTAAGAAGTATTGCTCGTGTTATTCAGGAAAAGTCAGCACCTATTAATGACATATCGTTTAATGTTAGAGATGAGTTAGTTGCATTTGCAGAAGCAGAAACTAATAAGATAAAGATTAAAGCAGCTTACTATCCTAAAGATGCTTTTTATATTTTAACACTACCAACATCTAAGTATGTATTTTGTTTTGATCTACGAGGTAGACTACAGAATGGTGCAGCAAGGGTTACTATCTGGGATAGCATTGAACCCACCGCCTTACATGTCACTTATACAGGCGATCTTCTCATAGGTAAAGAAGGTTACTTAGGTAAATACTTTGGGTTCTTAGATGACACAGCTATTTATAGATTACGTTACTACACTAACTACTTTGACTTAGGTAACCCAACAACTATGAAGTTCTTAAAGAAAGGTAACTTTGTAGTGGTAGGTGGAGTAGGACAAGACGTAGCGTTGAAGTATGGTTTTGATTACATTAACTCATATCGATCAATAACCAAACAATTGCGTACTGGTTCTGTTTATGAATACAACATTGGTGAGTATGCTATTGCAGAGTTTTCTAGTGGTTTAGTATTAGAAGAAGTTAACAGTAACTTAGGTGGCTCAGGTTCTATTATGCAATTAGGGTTTGAAGCAGACATTAATTCTGCACCTTTGTCAATACAAAAGATAGATATTTATGTTAAAGCAGGTAAAACAATTTAAGGACAAGTATGAGTGATTATACAAAAGCAACTAACTTCACGTTAAAAGATGGATTAACTACAGGTGATCCTCAGAAGATTATTAAAGGTTCTGAGATAGATGCAGAGTATAACGCTATTGCGTCTGCTGTTTCATCTAAGGCTGATCTAAATAGTCCTACGTTTACAGGTACACCATCAGCACCTACAGCATCTACAGGAACATCTAGTACACAAGTAGCTACAACAGCGTTTGTGCAGTCAGCTTTAGTTGGTGCGTATCCTGTTGGTTCTATTTACATGAACGCTACTGTAGCTACTAATCCTGCTACCTTGTTAGGTTTTGGTACTTGGGTAGCGTTTGGTGCAGGTAAAGTTCCAGTAGGTATAGATACTGGTGACTCAGACTTTAATACTGTAGGAGGAACTGGTGGTAGTAAAACAAATAGTGTTTCAGTAACTACTTCAGGTACTTCTGGGTCTACTGCACTTACAGAAGCTCAGATGCCAAAACACTATCACAAAATGCGAGGACCAACATTTACTACTGGTTATCCTCAAGGAAGTTCAGGATCAAGTGGTATTTATTTTGGTGGAAGTCCTGACGATAGTGGTCATTTATATGGCACTTACTCGACAGGTGGTGGAGCTACTTCTGCAGGTTATGAAACAGGAACAGGTAATGGTGACGGTCATACTCACAGTATTTCTTCTTCAGGAACTGGTACAGCAGATGTAGTCCAACCGTACATCGTAGTTTATATGTGGAAGCGTACAGCTTAATGACAGAAGAGGATATCGAAAGGTATTTAAAAAAGTCAAAAGACAAAGACATAGAGACTGATAATCTAATAGAGAACGAACATGGTTTTATGTCTTGGACAACGTGGGAAGATTACTTAGTAGCTATTCAAGTTTATGGTGATGGTAATTATTGGAATCAACAGTTAGATAATTTAGCTAAAGAATTGGGATATGAAAAGATTATGATGGCTACTAAAAGAAACTACAAAGGTTTTGAAAGAAAGTTTGGGTTTAAACTAACAGGGTATGTATTAGAGAGAAGGGTACAGTAATGGGCAAAAGCGTTAAAGGTTTACTTGGTGCTGCAGCTCCTGCGATAGGGACAGCATTAGGCGGTCCTATTGGAGGAGCTATAGGTTCTGCTGTTGGTGGAGCTATTGCTGGTAATCAAATATCAGGTGCTGTCAATAGAGCAGGTAGTCAATACGCTGGTCAATTAGACAGATATGGTCGAATGGGTATGTTTAGACCTGTTGGCGTTAAAACTTATTTTGGAGAATCTAAGTTTGATGTAGACCCGACTACTGGACAACTTAAGTCTGCTTCATATGACGCTTCTCCTGAAGTATTAGCTAGACAACAGCAACTAGGTTCTTTAATGGGAACGAGTCTTGGACAAGCTGAACGCGCTGCTGCCCTACAGCCACAGTTTGAACGAGCAGGTGGTGGTCTTTTAAACTTAGGTGAGAGTTATCTTGCACAAACTCCTGAACAGCTTAGACAGCGTTATATGCAACAACAGATGGATGTCTTACGCCCTTATGACATTGAAGAAGAACAACGTCTTGCATCAAGTGTGTTTGGTCGTGGTCGAGGAGGGCTAAGTGTTGGTACTGGTGGACAACCAGAACTACAGGCGTTATCAGAATCTCGTAGGCGTAGAGATTTACAGTTAGCTGCACAAGCTGAACAGGCTTCACAACAGCAGTTAGGTTTTGGTGCAGGTTTATTAGGTCAGGGAGCAGGAGTATTAACATCAGGCTACCAGACTCAAGCAGGTGCATTAGCTCCGTTCCAAGCTCAGTTCCAGACACAACGTGATTTAGAAACTGCTGCACAACAACCATTACAACTTGGATCTACATTAGGTCAAGCTGCAATGGGTGGCGGTCAGTTTGCTGCTGGTCTAGGCGCACAAGGAGCGTTAGGACAATTACAAGCAGGTCAAGCAGGTGAGGCAGCACGTTATAACATTATGCGTGGATTAATGGAAAGTCCTACTGTACAGCAAGGAGCTAAACAGGGAGCAGGAATGTTAGGTGACTTCTTTGGGAATATTTTTAGACCTGGTGGTGGTATTGGTGGCGGTATGACCGGCAGCAGTATAGGTGTTGATTTAGGTATGAGGAGGAGAGACTAATGGCAACAGTCGCATCGTTATTTGGTCCTTCAGCAGAAGAAATTGTTTTTGCTAGAAAGAAAGAAGAAGAGGACGCAGCAAGACAAAAATACTTAGCTAGACTACAAGGTGCTGGTCAGGGTCTTGGTCCTTTTGCGTGGGCAGCTAGGGCTGGAGTGGACGTAGGAGAAACTTTAAGAACTGCTGGTGGTATGTTCGGAGAGCAGATAGAAGATCCTCTTATTAAAAAGTACAACCGTATCAATCAGATTCTTGTCGAAGAAGGCGGTGACTTAAACGATCCAGAAGCACTTAAAAGGGTAGCTGATAAGTTACAAGCTGAAGGCTATACTAACGAAGCTGTTCGTCTCTATGATCGTTCAAGTGCTTTATCTACTGCTGCTCGTCAACTTGATATTGAAGAAGGTAAAATGACGCAGTTAACAACAGCTTATGTTGACAAAGACGGTAATCCTGTGATGGTTAATAAAAACACAGCACAGTTTTTTACTCCTGATGGTACTCCTATACCAGCAGATGAGGTTATACCAAAAACAACTTGGGACGATGTAACACTAAGACGTATGGCAGTTGAAAAAATTGAAGGCAAAAAAGCAGCACAGGATCCTAATAGTTGGCAACCTGTAGGTCTTTACACCGAAGATGGTACTAATTTAATTCAAGGTGGTCCAACAGGATTTCAAGCTGCTTTAGAAGAAAGATTACAGCAAGAGCAAGAAGCACGAGATAAAGAAATAAGAAACAGAGAAGGTGTTCCTGATATTTATGATGATACTGCAACAGACGTAGAAGAAATAAGAAGACGAGAAGCAGAAGCTGGGCGAGAAGGTGACTCTATTGGTGTTATTGCAGAATCGGCTGGAAATGAGTTTGGAGGAGCTTTATATGGTGGAATAACTGATCCAAGTTATCAACCTCCTAATAATATAGGTAGATCAGAAAGGTCTTTAACTCCTCGCACGCCAAGGTATACACTTGATCAAGGAATAACTCCAGGAATGTTATTCGATCCTAGAAGAATGAATGAGGAAGATATAGTTGTACCACCTTGGGATATTCGTTATCAAAATAGATTTTAAGGGTTATCAATGGCTTTAAGTGATATAGACAAACTAGCTAAAAGCGACCAAGAAGAAGCTAGAAAAGCTTTACAAACAGGAGATTGGAGTAAGGTATCTACTGCTGCTATGCGTGTCTTAGGTGATGTACCTTATGATACTAGCGATGTTATATCAACACAGTTTGGAAGAGGAGCTACTTCTACTATAAGAGGTATAGCTGATCTGTTTGGTGCGGATATTACCGATGACGTAGAAGAAGAAAAGAAATCAAGAGCAATGTTTGAAACTAATCCTGCTGCCTCTTGGACTTCTTACATTGGTGGTAGTGTTCTCGATCCTGTTAATCTAGTACCACTTGCAAGAGTTAAGACAGCAGGTGAGGCTTTTTTAAAACTAGGGGCTTTTGGCGGTATTACTGGTTTTGTTGAGCCTGTTTACGATGAGTATGAAGATAGTCGCTTAACTAACGCAGCATTTGGTGCAGGTACTTTAGGTTTATTTGGTGCTGGTGTCACTGGTTTAGTTAATAAGATTGCAGGTAAATCCGCTAAAGAAGTAGAAGAGGCTTTAACATCTCAAGCTCAAGATAGTTTGAATGCTGCGACAACTACACCTAGTATGGTTGGTCCTAAGCCTAGATTAAAAAGTGGTCCTGCTACAGTAAGAGAACCTGGAGTAACACCACAAGCTGCTGGTTTAACTCCAGAAGATACGTTTGGTGTTCCCACTACTCCTGATGAAGTATTAGATGTTGCTTTTAGTCCACCTAAATTTAACAGGACTCATGGCAAACCTACACCAGGTTTTCAAAATAAAGGACCAGTCGATTTTGAATCTGATTTAGATAAAGCTCTTTATATTATAGGTAAAGAAGGCGAACGTTCTGCTGCTGATGCTAAATTTTTAGATTTTGTAATGAAAAATACAGGACTAGATGAAGCAGGAGCAAGAGCAGAAGGTAGAAAAATTGCAAAGGTAGTGGCTCAAGAATTAAAAGATGTTGCTAGTTCTTCTGAAAAAAGAATACCTACTACTTGGAAACCTGATACATCTAGATTACCTAAGCCTAGTTTAACGTCAGTACAACAAGCTGCAGCTAATGTTAAAAATTTAAAAGAAGCTCCTAAGTTATCATCCAAATTGTTTGATGAACCTATTGTTCATGACAACTCTAAACTAGTGTTTAGTTCTGATATAGATAAAGCTGCTGTTGCGGTTAAAAAGAACAACGTCAATAAAAAAGAGTATTTAGATTATGTTAAGAATACGTTTGGCATTAACGAACAGCAAGCTAAAAAGATTATTGACGAAATATCTTTTGAGGTCTTACAAAAGTTAAATAAAACTAAAGCAACTGAAGGTAAGCTCGGAGCTTCAACTTCAGTACCTATTTCTAAAACTGTAGACAACATTGTAAACCCTGTCTTTAAACACATGGACGATGAGTCAAGATACATTTATAATTATAGTAAGTCTATAACTAGTCCTGACGGTAAACCTAGAGTTAAGATGGATGAAGGATTTCAAAAGTTTACTACAAAGATGCGTCAAATATTTCCTGATATAAAGGTTAACGAAGCTATTGCAACTGCTCAAGGTTATCAAAGGTTAATGGATAATCTTAAACTAGAAAAAGGTGCTAAGTTTACGTCAACTAATATTAGAGACTTTGCTGCTAACAGAGAAGCTAACTTAGATGCTTTCATTGCGTCAGTTAAACGAGGTGATATGGATGGGTGCTGGTCATGAGTAAGCGTTGTTATCTTGATAAGTTTGCTAAATTCTTACCAAAAGATATTAGTCCTAATTTAACAGCAGATCAAATTAAAAATCTATCGGCTTTAGATTCAAAAGACGCTGCTAAATTATTAGGTCGTATGTCAGAGATACCTGATAAACGTATGACTGATCTTATGTCCAAGATGCTTAGTCCAAAGCAAGTAGGTAAAGTTTCTAGAATAGGACAACCTATAACAGAAAACGAAAAAGCTGCACAAGCAGAAGCTAAAAGAATAGCAGAAGAGTTATCTCCAGATCAATTAGAAAACGGACAACGAGCAGCCCAAATTATAGCTAGTCAATATTCTAAAGGAGACTTATTATCTGAAGGGCAGAGAGAACTTGTTGCTACACACTTTGCAGGAAGAGTAGACGAAACGATTGGTGTTCTTGAACAGTTAGATTACGCTATGGATAAAGGTGATGACGCAACAGTGTCTTATCTTTGGAATAAACTAACACCAACTATAACTTTAGGCAGTGCTTTAATGGGAGACAAAAACGCATTGTCTAGAGCGTTAAGCGATCAAAAAAGAATCAATAAAATTATTGCAGAAGCTGGGGATATTACCCGTCTGTTTGAAAATGGAGCTTGTTAATGGCGTTAAACCCTAGATGTAGAATGTTGATTCAACAGATAGTTGAAGGATTCAGAGGTAAATCTAGTAATCCTGAAATAGACAAAGCTCAACTAGTTGCTGATATGACTAAATCTTTAGTTGATATAGCAGACAGACCTAGTTTACGGGAAAGTGCCGGTAGCATGATAAGAAATAACTTTTTGTCTGCTCCGTCTACTACCTTTAAAAACTTTATGGGTAACTTAGCAAGAGTTCTTTCAGCCCCTATTGACCGTTTTGCTGCTGGTCTAGCGACTAGAGACGCTAAATTAATTAAAGAAGCTGGGGATATTCTTGTCGGTTACACCAAAGCATTTGCTGAAGTGTTTCCTAGATTTATTGGTGGCTATCAAAATAGAAACATTGTCTTTGACGGCAGGACCGCTAAGGAAGTAGATTTTTATTTAAAGTTCCCAGGTCAAGACCCATCGAAAGAGTTGTCTGCTTTTGATAAAGGTTTAAACACTGTCGTTACGTTTCCTCAAAGTTTACAAAGAGGGATTGACGAAGGGTTTGCTACGTTCTTTGAAAGAGCGCAGTATCAGGTTGTGATGAACAGATTAAAGAACGCTCCTAATGAAGAAGTATTAACACGTTTAGGAATGACTAGAGACGAACTAGTAGATACTTTAGAAACTGCTGTGACCAGTAAGGCACGAGGCGGTAAAAGAAATGTTCAAGAAGAACGATTGTTTGATGCTGTAGCGAAGATTGATCCTGAAGCTGCAAAGTTAATCGAGGAGTTTTCTCTTTATGGTACGTTCAGAAGTAAATTAGGTACTAGTCTTATAGATACCAGTGCTTCTAAATGGTTTGATATCGTTCAAAAAGTACCTGAGCTTGCTGCAATTACTCCGTTTATTATTACACCCGTTAACGTAGCTAAGTACGGTGCAGGTTATGTCCCAGGTTTAGGTCTTTTGAGAACTAGACAAACGATGAAAGACATAAAACGATTGAATATAAAAAAGCAATCTCTTATTGCAAAACTAGGTAAGAGTAGAACAGACATAACTAGAGCTAAAGTACAAAAGCAGATAGATGAAACGTCTGGAGAAATACAAGCTAAACAACAGTTAAAAAATGATTTTATGGGTCAACAGTTGTTAGGTTTAGGTTTTACTGGTTGGGCGTATGCAATGGTACAAGACGGTCAACTAACTGGTGATTACCCTGCTAACCCAGCACTACGAGCTAGGATGCAAGAGCAAGGAATACCACCTAACTCCGTAAAGATTGGAGATCGTTGGGTAAGTTACTCAGGTATAGAACCGTTACATACTGTGTTTGCTATATTTGCTAATGGTAAAGAAAAAGCAGAGCAGCAAAGACTAGAAGGCAACGAAGCATTAAGTGTAGAAACTTTAGCATCAGTTGCTGGAGTGATTAAAAATTCATTCTTAGATAAAACTTTTACCACTCAGTTAGGTGAGTTTATGGGTGCTATTACTTCTAATGAAGGGTTTAATAAAGTTAAAGGTATGGCTGTAGGTGCGACAAACGGTCTTACTCCTAACTTATTTAACATGATTGCAAGACTTGAGGATCCTATTCGTAAGCAGACTAAAGATGAAAACTTTTCTACTTGGGTCTTAAACAACATGAAAGCTAGACTACCAGGTTTGCGTAGTGATCTTCCTGATAGAGTTAGTCCTATTACAGGTGAGCCTGTATCCTTAGGAAGTTCAGCAGAAATTGTTTCTGGTTTTAAGTTTGAAGAAGTAAATAGAACTAAATTACAAAAACTATTTGACAATCCAGAATTAAAAATAGCACCGCCATCTAGTAATGTTTTTGGTATTACGTTAAACAACGAGCAATATTCTAGAATGTCTCAGTTAATGGGTGAACATACTAATCAGACTCTAAACTATTTAGCTTCTTCAGAAGGATTTATGTCTCTTCCTGATAGTCTTCAAGCTAAAGGAATTAAAGATGCAGTAAGTTCAATCCGTAGTAGCGTTCGTAAAATGATACTGGCTGAACTGATTCAAGATAAAAGTAGTAAAGAATATACTGACTTTATAAATAATGAGTATAAGAAAAAAGGTATTAATCCTTACACTAACCCTGACTATATTGTGGACTAACGGAGTAACGATGCCAAAAGTAACAGTACAACCTGGAAGTAATTTGTTTCAGCTAGCTCAAGGAACTGGGTACACTCCAGAACAGTTAGCTGCTTACAACATGATAGAAGACCCTAATCAAATTAGAGCAGGTCAGGATATATTTATTCCTTATTCACGACAAGAGTTTGAATCGTTTGCTGGTCCAATGACACAACCTGTACAAGCGACTACGCCTGTTCAATCTACAGCGACACAACCTGTTGTCCAAACTAGGCAAGCGCAAATAACAGACCCTCCTATAGAAATGTGGAACACCTCTTACGGTCAGTTATCTAAACAAGAAAAATGGTTTGGAGGACAAGATGCGGTAAACAAATACAAAGCAGACAATCCAAATGTTCAATTAACTCCGGCACAAGAGTATGTAATTGCTAATGAAGGTTACTTACCTGATCCTTATTACTTAAATAAAGAAGAGAAAGAAAAAGGTATTCTTACTCAAGGAGTAGGTCAGACTAAGAGAAAAGGTAAAGACTACATTGCGTTAGGATTTCCTGCAACTTATGAGGATAGGATTGCAGACCTTAAACGTAAGATGGGTGCTGACTTAGTAGACGCTGTTGAACAAAATGAGCCTGAGAAGTTTAAGGCATTAGCTGACTTAGCGTACCGAGGAGATATTGGTCCTAAATGGGCTGGTCACTATAAGGCTAATCGATTAGATGATGCCTTTGAAGAGTTCTGGAATAACAAAGAATACAAAGACTTAATAGCTGATAGTCCTAATAGTGGTGTCTTGTCTAGGATAAGAAAAAACTCTGAGATACTATTTGGTAAGACTAAGTAATGGAAAACTTTGTCATCAACTTCTGGGAAATAATCTCAGGGTTATTAGTAGTACTGTTCTTAGCAATAACCTGGAAGGCTGAGATAGGCGCGAGAATCTCCGTGTTAGAAGAGAAAGTCCGCGCCTTGTTTGATCTCATTAATAGTAAGAAGGATTAAATCTCACACACTCCTGCTGTACAAGCCAGTGTCTGTACTCCCTCTACGTTATCATCAACCTCGATGAGACTGTCCCAATCAATACTTGTAGGCATCTTGTGCAACAGTTCTTTATACTCCTCCTCACTGCACTCTTCATAGGGTGCTTGTTTGTATGTCCCACCATCGTAGGGCAAGAAGCTAACACCACTAACGTCATCGAAGTTCTTCCAAATCCATGAGCCTACCTCTACCCACTCGTCCTCCTCAACAGAGATAGTGACTGAAGGCTTATGCTCACACCAGTGTTTCTGATACATCAACCACAAGTCTAAATGTTCTATAGCTGTTATATCGTCACGCAGTAATGCGCTATCTGGTGACTTCTTAGGAAAGCTAAAGACAGTAGTAGACTCTGGTCGTAGCACACAGTCCTCAGACGGTATACCCTGCTCAGTCATGAACGTGGATAAAGGATCTTTCTTATCGCCTCGTACCCTGCGCACATAGTATTTACTGTGTCTCGTATGAATGCCACTGGCAGAGTCAACAAGCTGACTAACAGTGCCAGAAGGCTTAATACAAGTGATGGCAGCAGATACAGGGATATCAAGCTCAGTGGATAGCTGTAAGTTTGTAGCAACCGAAACGTCTCTGAGTCCCTCAAGCATTGCTTTAGTTTTATCACTGGTTTCTCCCATGAGTTTGTTGTCCAGGATACCAGTCAGTGACACACCAAGTAATCTCTCAGCCTCAGTGTTGTTCTGCCACACCTTCCTTAGATATGGGAAGTGAGTCATCGTAGACTGATACGTTCCTAATATTGTAGCTAGTCTAACCTTACGTTCTAGATCCTGCTTAGTATCTGTATCTCGTACCACAACCTCAGACAAGTTACAGAACTGATATGGTCTAAGGATAATCTCTGAGCATGGGTTAGTACCGAACTCGAAGTCTGTATCCCTTCGTCCATTCTTCTTAGCAGTAGCAACAGCAGCCTCACGATTAAAGATACCTCGCTCCCCACTATGACTGTGATAAAGGCTGGTCCACTCGTTTAGGAACTGACCAACATCAGGCTTTGTAGCATACACAGCAGAGTTGTTAGCTAATGCACGTTGAGGATTAGCTTCCCACCACTGACCTACCTTAGCGTGTCTCATCTTGTCATCTTCCAGATCAGACAGTGAGATCATAGCTGAACGTCTAACACCACCCACTACTACAACCTCAGCTACCTTACACATAATGTCGTGACACTCTAATGTGTTGAGCTTTCGTCCTGCTGCACCTTTGAACTTGTTAATCACAAACTCAATCAACTCATTCAGTGGTGCTGGTCCACTAGCTCTACCACCAAAGGTCTTGAGTCTAGCACCTGCTGGTCTAACCTTTCGTAAGTCCCACTTAGGTATCTCACCTGAGTACAGTAGTGCTATGACTTGACGTAATGCTTTAGCCCATCCCTCTTTACTATCAGCAACAACGATAGTCGTGTCTGACTTGAATAGCTTCTCAGGGATCTCAGGTAGCTTGTCAACGTACTTATGCTCGACACTAAAGCCTACACCAGTACCACACAGTAGTATGTACATAGCCTCATCGAATGCTTTAGGATCATCAACAGGAAGATAACTACAGTTGTATCCTGCTGTGTTGTCCCTGTCCAGAGCCTTACCTGCTGACATGATAGCTCTCATAGAAGGTACAACCTCTAGGTTCTTGATAGCCTCGCGTAACTCTGAGTCTGTTTCCATCGGGATCACATAGTTATATTTAGTCTCCAAGTGATTCTTCATGAAGTCCATGTATCGATCTACTGTCTCAAACCAGTTCTCTCTACGTCCTTCGTCCTGCACAAACCTGCAGTACCTGCTCTTAGCAATATATTCTTGGTAAAAATCCACTAAACTTCCTTTCTTAACATTTCATATTTATCTTCAACAACATCTTCAAAACGATCAAGTATATCTTCCGAAGTCAGGTCCAGAAGCTCAATCAAGTCAAGCTCATCAAACTGCATTAGCTTTTCTTTTAATTCAACAAGCGTCAGGTTCACAGTGATTCTCCATATCTTCTATCTCCATCAGTACTAGAGTACAGTACCCAGAGATATCCCGCCATGAGTCATCATATAACGGATCACCATTTAGTATTCTAGCTAACTTGTTGGCAATCAGGTCTAACGATTCTTTCATATAGTCAGGCATGGTAGCGTAGTTAGGTGAATACTTCATAACTTGTTTTAGTTCTTGGCTGATCTTACTGACCATATGATACTGCCCGTAAGTCTGCGCCCTTTCATTTAGTACTTTTTCTACTTGCATATTTCTTCCTTAGATAATTTAAACTGATTGGCATCTCATCAAAGCTACCATTGTTTACCTCGTTTAACATCCAAACTCCTGACCAGCTGCCGTTCGTCTGCGGAGTTAAGTAGTCCTCGTCATGTTGGTAACAGATACCAGCAAAGATTCCTGTAATGCTAGAACCGTCTGCCCGTTTACTAAATGATATAGCTCGGTCTTGAACGTGTCCCATAATACAACTCATATGCTTCTTCTGTAATAATAAACCAGGATTACTAACTGGTCTACCCATAACACCGGATGTAAAGTAGTGGCTGTATGCAATGTTATTTATTATTTTTACGTCTAGAAAGTCTTGTATATCCCAGCCGTACTTTTTTAGGTTAAAGTCCTCATAACCTATCAAGCCTTCTAGTTTTCTATCAGACTCTATGGCTCTTTCTATTCGTTGCTCGTGATTACCGATCAAAAAAACTAACTTAGGGTTCCATGTTTTCTTTCTGTTTCTCTTTAACCTATTGATTTCATTGACAATTGGTTTCATTAATTTATCCATCGCTAAATTACCTGCAATGATATCGTTGTTGTACGTCCGTCCCTCGAATGCTTTCTTACCGACATCGTAAATGGAAAGACTAGGCATGTCCCAATGATCTCCGAGATGGACAATAACTTCTGGTTTCTTTTCTGCTGCGTATTTCCCGACCCACTCTAAATGCTCAGTAGGATAGCCAGGTTTGCATTGGGTATCAGGAATGACTAAGTGTCTCATGTTTCTCCTTTAGCAATCGTATGAAGTATTCTGCATCAATAACAGCCAGTGGTTTAGAGTGGTTCTGTTTAACAATAACAACAGGCTCTCTATCTTCTGGACAGTTGTCGGCAGCTTGGGAATAAAAGGCATATACAGCGAGAGAACTTCTTGACTTACACTCTACTGATATGCCTAATGTATCTCCAGCTTCTTGAGAAAACAGTATGTCTTCCCCTCCTGCTCCCATACTGGTTGATCTTACATCGGACCTGGAAAAGTCGAACCTGTCCAGAATTCTGTCTCTGAACCATTGCTGGAGTTTTCTTCCTTTGGCTTTTGCACTTTGGGTTTTGATTGTTTTCTCCTTATGTCTAAGAACCTATTCAATCTAACCCGCTTCACTTTAGTAATCATGCCTTTAGGTATCTGCATTCTTGAGTTAGACTGATCGTAGGATATAGCAGCAGCAATACATATAGCGTTATCATCTTCCGCTACTACGAAACCTATACTCAATACAGGATGTGCTTCAGCTTTCTCGATGGTTTCCCATCCAGATTCTGATACAGCATCCAACCATTCAATATACGCTATCTCTGGGAAATCTTCGGTATCCAGATCTCTCCAGCTTTTCTCCGTATCCATAGTAATTGCGCTCTTTCAGTTAGTAACTCAAGGTTATCCTCATACGCTTCTAAAACCGTAGCGAATAATTGTCTCTCGTTTTTACAGTCCTTCAGTATCTTTCCAGCTTTAACGGGACCTATGCCCTGTAATCCAGGAATGTTGTCCACTCGATCACCAGTCAGTATCTGAAGATAAAAATGTTTGATGGCTTCCTTCTCAGTAATGTAATAAAGATTGTCCTTGACAAAGTTGTAGTGCCATCCCCGCAACATATCAAGGTCTTTATCTAACGACATGATGCAAAAGGCTCCTGCCTTCATAGTGTAGGCAGCAATACCAATTGCATCATCCGCTTCTTCACCTTCGCTTAACTCGAATCCCCATCGTTCAATGAGGTACTGACGCAGAGCTTCGTAATGGTTAGGCTTTCTCGCGCCACTACGATTCCCTTTGTACTCTTTCTCGTTAGCTATCTTGTACCGGAAGTTGGTCCTGCCGGTGACGTAACCAGAGAAGTCATCTACATAATCGAAGCGTAAAAGATTAGTAACATAGTTACCCATCCGACTAATAGCAAACTTCTCATCGTCATCGTCACTAGCAAAACCAATTCGGTACACTAGGATATCACCGTCTATCAGTGCAGTTGCATTATTGAGAGACGGTCTACCCACTATACTGCTTCTAGTGCGTTCAAATCAGCAGAAGCAGCACCTGCTCCAGTAAACTCGATTAGATTTGTGACAACAACCTCACCTCTAATCCCTGCTGATACACCTTTCTTACCTTTGTAATTATAGGTATATGGATCAATGATGGCAATACAATCAGAGCCATTACCGATCTTACCTGTAATCTCATTACCTTCTGAATCAACCATCTTAATCGGATAGTTACTCTTACAGGTGACATGAAAATCCTGAGTCTCTTTGTGCTTGACATCTAGCATTGCTTCTTCCTGCAGCTTCTCAACTGCTTTAGCTGACAGTTTCCCGATGTCTACACCATACCGTCCATCATCATATGGCTCGTTGTGGCGTGACCAAAAGACTTGACCTTTTACTTTTACTGGTTTCATTTTAATTCCTTTAGTTAATGTGTCGCTGCCCAGTTTAGTCCTACTTTGAATTCCCCGTCCAAAGGGCAACGTAAGTTTAGACGGATTCCTGCTTGACGGATGGATTGTACCGCTAAGTGTCCAACCGTGTCTGCATCTTGTTCGGTCGTTTCAATCTGCCATTCATCATGCACATTGGCAACAAACCGAGCATCCATATTACCATTAATTAACTTTCTGTTCAATATAATTAATGCTTGCTTCATAACTATTGCACCCGCACCCTGCAGTAATGTGTTCAGCGCAGCGTGTTGTGACCTAACAATCAACCTACGACCATCCAGTCCAGGTAACCATTCCTTCTCAGCTAACCGGCTAACCTTGTCCTTCAGCTTCTGCAAGGCTGGCGTGTTCTTTAAGAAGCTATCGATCAATCGTCTGCCTTCTGGCTCACCACCCCCTACAATCTGTCCGATCTTGGCGGGACCAGCACCATACAGAAACGCATAGATAAACGTCTTGGCTTGATCCCTGTCAGTCAATCCTGCTGCTTGCATGTTAGCTGTATGGATGTCACCTTCGAGTATCTCTTTCGTGTAGTTCTTATCATCCATGTAGTGTGCAAGCATTCTCAATTCTAAGCCTGAAGCATCCGCACCCAGTAGTACATTACCGTCCTCTGCTGTCCACACAGATCTACACTCCTCACCGTACTCACTACCGACACGCGGGACCTGAGCCAGATTAGGTTTACTGTGCGTCATTCTTCCCGTGATTGCTCCGTTGGTTCTGACCTTACAATGTACCCGTCCCCTTTCAGATACATTCTCAACCCACGACTTAACTTGAGCCACCCGTTTCTGAAGTAGTAGATATCGTAGAATAGGTTTAGCTTGAGGGATTCTAACAGTTTGTAATACTTTCTCATCGACAATCACCGTTCCTTTCTCTGTGTGTTTTCTAGGTTTCCATCCAAGACCCATAAGTCGCTCCGCTATTTGCTTGCGGGAACCTGGGTTGAATACTTCTACTTTATCCTTCAATCTCTTACCTGTCTTGTCGCTATATCGCTCAGTGGTAATCGGTTGAAAGACTTGCTGCAGTTCTTCTTCAATGTCCATAAGGCTTTGCTGCCAGTTAGCAAGCATCGACATACACTTCGGTACATCTAGTTTAAATCCGTTTTCTTCCTGCTTTTTAACGACAAGAGCGACCTCATGCTCAAGATCAACTGACTGACCCCAGTCCAGTAGACTAGAATCAAGATGCGTAAATAATGCATGAGTAATCTCAACGTCTTGTATACAGTACTCAACCATGTCTTCAGACAAGCCACCATCGAAGTCACTGAAGTCCCCTTTTTTTAGCCCTAGCCTCACGCCCCATGAATCGAGAGAGTGTCCTTTTTCTAGGACGGGGTTTAGTAACCTTGACATTATCAACGTATCTCGTAATGGGTTCGAGTCCGTATTCAAATTCCATAGCTTCTTCAACACTGGTAAGTCGAAGTTGATTATGTTGTGACCAATCAACAGGTCTTGATCCTCGATGTATTGGTGTAAGCCGTTTGCTGCTTTCCATACCTTAACCTCCCCTGTATCTATGTCCTTAGTAACCGCACACCATATCTCGGTAGCGTCTAGGTCATCGGTTTCAATATCAATCGCTAGTCTTTTCATAGCGCATCCTCATCATGTTTTTCAGTCATCCTACCAGTTTGTTTATTGTACAACAACCGGCAAGCGGGACCAGTGAGACCACTGAATCTATTCTTCAGGACACGCACCCTAGTGGTATGTCTTTCTTCTTCATCATTATGCTGACCGTTACGCTCAAGACCTATGACAATATCCGCAACGTTACCCTGAGCCGATGACCCTTTAAGATGTGCTAGACTAGTTACTGCTCCTTCCTCGTGACCCTTACCCTCAGGTCTCTTCAGGTGCGACACACCGAACAAACATATCCCAGTCTCTTTAACCAAGATACGCAACTCCCGCATGATCTCTTCCAGTGCTTCCCGCTCTGACCCTCGCTCCGCTCCTGCAACAATGATAGATATGTGATCGAGGAAGATGTACTTACAGTCAAGAGCCTTAGCCATGTAACGCACACGTTGGACTATCTTGTCCTTGTCTAGCTCACCGTTACTATCGAGTAGAAACAATCGACCAGTGCCTAACGTAGCCTCGAAAGACTCCCGCAGTTCTTCGTCCGATACTTTGGTAGTGGGTAGGTGCAGTAGTTTGTTGGCGTGTAGTGACATCATTGACCGAGCAGTGGTACGCACCGTCTCTTCTAGGAACAATAGTCCTATGTTGTCTTTACTGTTGTTCAGGATATGGTAGACAAACTCCCGCATGAACTGGGACTTACCGAGACCTGAACCGGCAGCTACAATCACCATCTCGTTAGGTCTGATACCATAAGTCAGATCATTCAGTCCCTTGTATGGATAGTTGATCAGGCTGTCTTCCATTGGCTTCCTCACTATATCCCATAAAGTACTACCGTCCACGATACCGTCAGGAACATACCTCTGACATTGCCACCATCGTTCCAGGAATCGTTCGCCTCTGTTGTTCTGTAAGTAATCGCTGGCATCTTTATGATCGGGATCAGACTTGAATATCTTAGCCTTCGATCCAAACAATTCTGCTACCTGCTTAGCTGCTTCCTGTCCTTGCGGGTCTGAGTCAAAACAAATGTGAATGTTTTCAAAAGAGTCAATGTATTCGTAGTTATTCTTACAATCTGCTACTGCTGACCCTGCACCATTACGCACACTACACACGGCATACTTAGCTGTACCGCCCATCATTTGCCACGCTGAGCACGCATCAAACTCGCCCTCTGTCAGCGTTAAAATAGACTGACCGGATGGAAACAAGTGCTGTCCGAACAACTTACCTGCTTGCCAGTTACCGTCAGTATGGAATTGTTTCTTGGTAGTGCTACGTTTTTTATATGCGACAAGGTTACCATCATCATCGCAATATGGAAAATGATAGTGACCGTTTGCTTCGACAAGACCAAAGAATTCGCAAGTGCTTTTACTTATATTGCGATCAACAATGCTCCGAGTAACTCCTGGAACATAACGAAAACCTTTGCTTACTGCTTTTAATCTAGTTATCCCTGCGTTTTCTGCATCGAATACAGACTTATCGCAACTAAAACACTTAGTACCCCAGTCATAAATCGTCAAAGCGTCTGACGATCCACAATCAGGACATGGTTGATGCGTTAATATTTGGACACCCATAATTCATCTCCTTCTATATATACTATATAGTAACTATTAGTAACTTTTAAATCTATTAGTCATTCTAGTTAAATAATAATATTAATATTAATTAACCATAGACTTAATAGTTTCCGACTGTACAGTTAATTCCAGTAGATCTGATAAGACTCTTTCAGTACCATGTTCTAACATCAGATCCACCATGTCTGAAAGAACTGACATGTAATGAGCTTCTTCTAAAGATGCTTCGTATTCCTCTTGACTCATGGTTTATCCTTTTTAAGTTGATTAGTCCAAGTCTTCTCGCTAACAATCTTACCATCAATCAAGAAACGCTTGGTGTGATTTGTCCAAAACAATTGATACTTAGGCTTACCGTCTCGGAACACTTCGTAAACAGTTTGTGTATCCCTCTCAGAGTTCATCAGAGCCTCCAGGCTTCGTTGTAATGTCATCAGGGTAGGTTACCCCTTCGGTATACGTTAGATCATCGTCAGCATGCTTTAAATCAGGTCTATCGAGCATGAACACGTCGTCCATGTCACTGCTCGACAAACAATCGTTACACAAATTGACGAATTCTAACTTCAGGTTTTTGCGAGTTGCCTCATAATCTGACAGCAACCCGTCACACGCTACGCACCTCATTCGTTCGCCCAGTACTGATCGTCTTCGTATCTGAGAACAATCAGCCTATCGTAAGCATCGTCTTGGTTGAGACTACGGTATTGTCCGAGATACTGACACACTTCACCATAGCTCATTGACAATACGTCATCAGTGATTTGGTCTAAACGTGCATCGTTGTATTGATTACTCATTGTTTACCCTCCTCGCATGAACAATAATAAAACTCCGTACCGTCTTCGCTATCGTCAATCAACTCGCACTTGTCACAATCAGGGTCAGGCTTACCGAATGGATTGATACCTTGTGACAACAAATCGATTAAGGATTGCTTGGTTTTCTCTAGGTCTTTAATCATTAGTTGTACTCCTCATCGTCAGTGTCAAAGACTAAACAAATCTGCCCTTCGATCCCGCACTCCACCTCATCGAAGTACAGACCTACTGATTCAAGTTTACGTTTCAGTTCCTCAACGCTAATCGGTTTGGTTTCTCTCATTTCAAATTTCATTAGGCGTAATCCTTTTGTAGATAAATGGTTTGTTCGGCATCACGATTGCCACAGTTACCACACTCCTCAACAAACGTATCTTGTTCGGGATAAACGTGGGAGCAAAGTAAACATTCAACCTCAACTTTTTCAAATTCCATTAGCCCCAGTCCTTTCTATCGGTCTCATTCTCATAACCTTCGCGGTATTCTGCTATCTCTTCAGGGGTCATATCGGCTTCCTCAATCCTGATACCTTTACCCGTCCCGTCAGGATACCAATGCGGACTATACGGTCTCCCGTAGTAAGCGTCTGCTGATCCTCGGTCGAAACAATCACCATGCTTAGGCATTCGTGTAAGTAAACTCATTTTACTTTCCTTTCTTTGGTTTGAATAAAAATAAATCTAATGCAGGATCAATCCTATACAAATCATGCAAGGTACGCAACCGCCCCTGATTATTGTAAACAAAACCTCCCTGCGCTTTCCGGTGTTTCTTCATTAACTGTTCGCGTCTTTGCTGACGCTGTTCGTCAGATAGCATGAGACCACATCCAAACCATGATACCTGCGTGTACCAGTGCTAACAATGACAATAGAAAAATCATCCCTTTCATCGTGTTACCTCCGCTTTGTTAGCCTCGAAGACCGCCCTCGCAAATCCTCTTGGCGTAGCGCTCCGAATGTTCTTTGTACGCATCGACTTACCGCCTAACTTGCGGTGCTGTCTGCTACTGCCGAACGACTCACAGTCCACCGGCTTTTTCTTAGGTAATCTAAACCCACCGCCAGTCCACAGACACGTCTTCTTGGAGTATGCGTCACGCGGTGCGATGTATTCAGGGTACAGCGGGTGATCTGCCTCAGCTTCAGGGATGTAACCGCCATACTCGAAAGGTTGGAAACAATAGTCCGGCTTACGCCATAACGTAGCTAACCGGCTTACAGGATTCTCCACCATGTAGGGAACCTCTAACAATGACGCAAGCATAGCGGACGCTTTAGCGTGGTCAGTGGCTTCGATCTGGAAACGTGGATTCTTTTCTGCCTTAGTTTTAAAATGTGCCGCCCCACTGACAGCTAGATCAAAACAGGGAACAAAACTAAAAACCATGTGCGTCTTATAACTGTGACGCTTCAACAATTTGAATATGAACGGGTAGAACTCGAAGCCTTTATCGTCCTTCATGGTTTCCTGTAAGTCCATACTGATCTTGGTAATGCTTCCGCCTCCCTCGTAGTGGACTGTTTCACCTTCTTCGGTGTGCTGTATGTCATAGCAGAAACACTCATAACCGGCACGCGCCCAAGGTTCGACAGCTACGCCCGTAAAATCGTATAAACTAACAATCTGATTTTTCATTTACTTCCCTTTCATCATCGTTAAAAAAACCTTTTTGATTTAACTCTTCATCAGTCCAGTAACCCTCACACGATCTACAAAGCCACCCGTTACGGTAGCTGTGCAGTGCTCGTTCATCCTCGAGTTCTCCGCATAGGTCGCAAGTGCTACTCATTGTCTGCCCCTTTCTTCAATGTCTTTTCTAATTCGTAAAGCGTGAGTAGTGAAAACAATAAACCATTCTCTAACGCTACGTCTTTAATCTTTTTCGCACGCTCATAGCACGCGTTCAACTCGAATTCTAAATCTTCAATATGTTTCATGGTTTACCCTTTCATTATGTTAATAACGCGCTCCATCTTCTTACCGTGCGCGATGTATCCAATTACCGGAATAGATTTATCCCAACACTTTCGACAAGTCCCACACTTACCCGCATTATCGTAAGCATGACACACTGATACACCTTTGGGTATGGTGCTACCCTCGGGAATGATTGTAGACCCGTGGTGCGCTTCAAATTCGCCCGTGACGCTATCGCTTGACAGTCTAACGGATACGTTAGGTAATGCCTTCATATGCTCGATAATCGTCTTAAACTTAGCGAATTTGTGCATTCTTGTCGGTATCCAATGCTTTACCCATGGCGTGAGTTTCATCACTTCGTAAATCTTAACGGCTAAGCGCAAAGAGTACATATCGCCACTGTCAAACCACCTAAAATAGCGATCATTATCTAACTGTTGCACCATGTCTTCGACCCACTCCGAACGCTTCCAATCTTGCTGATTTTCTAGGCGTGGCGCTTTAACATTCGGAAATCTATAGTTCCCTGTTGTAGCGTAACATCCCTTACACGCGTCAACTAATTCGCCATTAGATTTCTTCGAAGCTGGGCAAGTGGTTAATGCTTCAAGACTCCATGAACGGCACGGCATTTTTGAGGCTTTAGATAATCTAATCATTATGCTTTCTCCCATTCGAACGCGTAAGCGTCAATCTTTATATATTCGTCTTCATCGTGACAGTACGCCACATAAACCGTGCCGTCTAAATCCGCATTAGGTGAAACCGATACATCAAGAGCGTACTCAACATTGGTAGCGTGGTATCTAATCCAATTTGAACGATCAATCATTATGCAATTCCCTTTCCTTTTAATTGTTCTATTGCGTCCATTGCGTCTACAGCGTCAAACAAACTACCGACAGCACCATAAGCGCGAAGACAATACGCCATTTCGTCTGTTGCTCGGCGTTTAACTACATCCATGACAATAGAATCATTCATTAATTCGTTAAGTATTTCGTTATATCTTTTTTTCATTTGCTTCCCTTTCGTTATGTTGCATTGCGTCATTAATTGGTTTGTTTCGTGCGACAAACGAATCCTATAATTATTACTTTGTACTAGTCAATACCTAGTGTCTTAATTGTCATAACTTTGCCATAACTCCATAGCGCCTATATATAAAGGTATACCCCTATCAATTATTTTTATAGTACGACCTAGTCTATTAATTCATCGCTAAAAGGTACATAAACGCCACACACTTTTACGACTGTTCAGTAACTCTTATAACTCTTATGTCTTATATAAGAGTACTCTTATGTATTATATAAGACCTGTAAAGACATGGGGGGAGTGCCAACAACACCGGGAGCGACCGTAGAGCACCTTAACAGACACAAAAAAGGCTAAAATAGGCATAATACTGCATAAATTAAAGAGTAACTATGTAGAAAAAAGACATTTAGAATTAATGGTTTATAATATATAACTAGATAGCGTCCATTTAGAATAAAAAAGGACTTGACAAAGGGCTAAAAGTATGCTAGAATCAACCCACTATACAGCACATTCGGACAACACTATATTCATTCTAGTTAAATATTAATATAAATAATGTCAAATATCTGTATAGATATTAATAGTTACTAATAGTTACTAAACAGTACTAAAAGGATAAACATTTTGTCCCTTGAAGATTCGAAGCCTGTAAAAAGAGGGCGTGGCAGACCTCGAAAGACTGAAGTTGAAGCAAAAAAGAAACGAAATAAAGTTGGTCGTCCTCCAGGTGAGGCAGCTAGGATTAAAGAGTTTCATGCAAGACTATTAGCTACGAGTGGTGAAACGGTTATTAACACAATAATCACTAAAGCACTTGATAACGATGACAAAGATCAGGTAGCGTGTCTTAAAATGTGTATTGACCGTGTGTTACCGATGTCTTATTTTGAAAAGGGTAGGGATGCAGGTAGAGGTAGTGTTAACATTCAGATATCTATGGTAGGCGATAAGCAATCTGAGGTACTAGAGCAAGAAGAAGTAACTGATGTAGAGTTTGAGACCGTAAATGTCAGACCTGAAGATTAGTTTACTTCCCTGGCAACAGGAGGTCTGGACTGATCCAGCTAGATTTAAGGTTATAGCTGCTGGTCGTAGGACAGGTAAGAGTAGAATGGCTGCGTGGAGACTCATAGTGTCTGCGTTAGAAGCTGATAAGGGTCACGTCTGGTATGTAGCCCCTACTCAGCAACAGGCTAGGGACATTATGTGGCAACAGCTGCTGGAGTTAGGTAATCCGGTCATAGCAAATAGCCATGTAAACAACATGCAGTTAACATTGATTAATGGTTCTATCATATCGTTAAAGGGAGCAGATAGACCAGAGACAATGCGGGGTGTAGCTTTAAAGTTTGTCGTACTCGATGAGTATGCAGATATTAAACCTACAGTGTTCGAGCAGATTCTTAGACCAGCGTTAGCTGACTTGAAGGGTCACTGTATATTTATTGGTACACCGAAGGGACGTAATCACTTCTATGACATCTACAAGATGGGTAGGAGTGAAAAACCAGAAACTAAAGACTGGAAGTCCTGGCACTTTACTAGCTTTGATAATCCACTGCTAGAAAAGGAAGAGATTGAAATAGCAAAGAACACCATGTCTACGTTCGCATACAGGCAGGAGTTCATGGCTAGTTTTGAAGCACCACAGTCAGAGATATTTAAAGAAGACTGGGTGGTAGTCAAAGATAAAGACGATGAGCCAGAGTATGGTACTTACTACATGGCTGTTGACTTGGCAGGTTTTGAGAACGTATCAAAGCAAGCTAGTAACAAGAAGAAGTACCTAGACCAAACGTCTATAGCTATTGTCAAGGTAGGTGATGACAATAAATGGTGGGTAGATAAGGTTGATGCAGGAAGGTGGGATATTAAAGAAGTATGCGAGAGAATCCTAAAGCATGTCCAATTATACGGCATTCAAGTAATTGGAATAGAAAAAGGTTCTTTGATGCGAGCGTTAACACCTTATCTAACAGAGATGATGTTAAAGCAAGGTGTGTATCCAAGAATAGAAGAAATACGACTAGGCAATAAGAGTAAGGTAGACAGAGTTGTAGGTGCGTTGCAGGGTAGGTTTGAACACAAGCAGGTAGAACTCTGTGATGGTGACTGGGTAAGAGAGTTTAAAGATGAGTTACTAAACTTTCCTACCACTGGTGTGCATGATGACATGGTTGATTCAGTGAGTCTAATAGCTCACATAGCTAATGCAGCAGTGTACTTTGAAGATGATTTTGATGATTACGAACCCTTAGACATTATATCAGGATATTAATATGGCTGAACAATACGCAGAAACAGAATTCACATCAGAGGAAGAAGAAGTAACTCAGAGTGATAGGGAGCTAGTAGCTTTCGTAGTTGACCACTGTGACAAGTGGAGAGACTGGAGGGATACTAATTATGAAACCAAGTGGGATGAATATGAAAG